CGCTTATTAGTCAGGTCAACCGCTAGTTCTCCAGCAGTCAAATCACCTGCTAAGGGCGCACCAGAGCCGTTCTTAGTGATAATAGTAGTAGCCATTAATAAGTGCCTCCGTCAATATTTGACAGTGTTGTTGTAATAGAGGTTGTGCCAGAGCCTGTGATAGCCCCTGACAGAGTAATAGTTTCGTTACCTGTGATGTACCCAGCAGTACTGTGATCTCCCCAGCCGTAAGCGGTATCCCACTGTCCTACTTTGGTATCAGTGATGACGTTAGTGCCCATGTCGATGTTGTTACCGTTAGCGTCTAGTGTTCCACCTAGCTGTGGCGTAGTGTCACCGATGAGGTCTGGGTTTACTGTCTGCCAACCAGAGCCATCGTAAATACGTGTTGTGTTGTCACCAGTATTAAAGTACCAATCACCTGCAGTAACTGCATTACCGTTGAGGTCTACTGTAGGGTTGCTTGCTTGCGCTCCTAAGAAGAAGCCATCAATAGCTTCTTGTGCTGCTTCTGCAGCTGTCTGAGCAGCCTCTGCAGCCGTTTGTGCAGTCTGTGCTGCTGTAGCACTAGTGGCTGCATTCGTTGCTGACGTAGACGCTGAAGACGCGCTAGAGGCTGCATTAGTTTCAGATGTACTAGCATTAGTCTCTGACGTTGCTGCATTGGTTGCACTTGTGCTAGCAGCAGACGCAGAAGATGCAGCGTTAGTTTCAGAGGTTGATGCAGCAGTAGCACTAGACGCTGCATTGGTCGCGCTAGTAGACGCAGAAGATGCGCTAGAAGCTGCGTTAGTCTCTGAGGTGCTTGCATTAGACGCACTGGTTGCTGCGTTAGTCTCACTAGTTCCAGCGTTAGTCGCTGCTGTAGACGCCGTAGTTGCACTAGAGGCAGCATTGGTTTCTGAGGTTGATGCTGAAGATGCACTAGAGGCGGCGTTGGTTGCACTGGTTGACGCAGCAGACGCCTGTGTTGTTGCTGTTGTTGCACTAGAAGATGCACTGGTTGCGCTAGTAGCCGCATTAGTCTCGCTAGTACCAGCGTTGGTTTCACTGGTTCCTGCGGCAGTCTCACTAGCAGCCGCTGCAGTAGCTGATGCAGCAGCGTTGGTTTCTGATGTAGCTGCGTTAGATGCCGCAGTAGTTGCCGCAGACGCATCATCAGCTACACCAGATGCACTAGATGCCGCTGCAGTTGCCGATGCCGCCGCAGCAGTAGCACTGTTAGATGCTTCGTTTGCTTTGTTAGTGGCGGTCTGGGCGTCTAGTGCTACTTGTGACGCATAAGCATCCGTAGTAGCGTCACCTGAACCACCATCACCTCTGTAAATCGGCATAGACTATATCCTGTTTGATTTGCTCAGGTTCTCCTGTGCAGGAATTACCTGTAAATTCCAAGGAACGTGTAAGCCACAACAGTTTTGTCCACGGAGGGGAACTATATGGTCAACGTGATGAACTACCCCGGTTAGCTTTGATCGCAAGTCGCGTAGTTCGTAAATCTCTTCGATCATCCATTTGTGATCGTCAGTAAGCCACTTAGGTTTTGCTTGTTGAACACCTTTGGCTCTTAGGTGTCCTTTAGTAATATAATACTGCTTTCTTTTTTGATACCACTGTTTCCACTGCTTTTTCATTGCTTGTGGGTTTTCTTTGTATCTTTTGTTTCTTTGTTTTCTACAGCACTCTTTACATTCATGAAACAAGCCATCTTTGTTTCTAGCTTGTTTATAAAAATTCTCTAAGGGTTGTTCTTTGTTACAAACTTTACAAGTCTTCATATTAACTCCTGCATGAGTTATAAAATGAGGGTACTAAGTGATGCAGCACCGTTCCCCTCGATACTACTTAGTTATCACTCGTCAGCAATAGCAATGATAAAGCCAGCTTCTGGGCGATAGGTTTCGACCCCGTAAAGGGTATCTGCGGTGTACAGAGTACTCAAATATTCTTGCTTATATTGAGTCTGAGAACGTACAGCCATTTGCTCTGCAAGAACGATAGCGTCCTTGTGGAAGAACATGCAGCCACGTACGTCGATAGAACCGCCAGCGTTCTGAGCAGCAGTCTCCAGAGTAGGAGCGTTGCTAGAAACGTAAACGTCTACGCCGTACAGGTTACCAATCAGGCCAGACTCAACGCCACGACCACCAACGAAGTCCGAAGACACGTATCGGTCGATACCCATGATTGACTTACGAGCAGCAGGTGGGATCACCAGTACACGACCGTCCATAGGTACGTCAGCGTCGTCCATCAGCTTGATAGCTTCACGCAGAGCGAGGTCAGTGAAGTTGTCACCAGTTGCAACGGTGTCAGCAGCAAACGTAGCCAGACCGCTAGTGCTATTGACGTAGTAAGCGTTGCTGTTGACCCAGCTAGAGGCGTCAGTCGGAGAAGCAGTACGAGTACCGTCACCAAAACCAGTGCCTGCGTTGATAAGGTCAGTATCAACCTTAACAGCCAGAGCGTAACCAGCGTCTTCAGTGTAGAACTGTCGCAGAGAAGACAGAGCCTGTACTTCTACGATGTCCTCAATCAGACGAGAGTACTCAAAGTGACGATCAACGTCAATGGTCAACTCTGACTCAGTGTTAGCGATAATCGTAACAGCAGTGTCAGCAGCCTTCGCATTAGCATCACCACGAGTAGGCTTAGGTACGTGAATACGGTCACCTTTCTTGCCAGACATAGCGAGACGCTTGACAAGGGGAGCCATCTTCAGGTTCTTTTGATAAGCAGCGATAATTTCATCCGACCAAATTTCTGGGATAAAAGTTGCTGCTTCGGTTTTAGCAGTGTTACCTGCTGCACCGGGATAAGTTGCTGTAGCCATGATATTTCTCCTTTAGGCTATTTGACCCTTCCTTCTGCGTAAGCTGCCATAATTTCAGGCTGTAGTGCCATGTAGCGATCAGGGTCGGATTGCATAAGTTTAATAATGTCAGCACGACGATAAACTTTCTTGCGTGATCCTTCTGATGTTCCGCGAGCGTTGCCTGTGCTTGCTGACTTAACTGCACTCTTACGGGCTGCTTTTTCAGCTTGCGCTGTCTGTTGAACTACTTGGTTCTTCTCTTTCCAGAGACTGAACAGTTCGTTCGCAGCGTCGTAGTCGTACCCTTGGTCAGCCTGAACAAACAACTGTGTTCGGACTTTTGACCCCTTGATCCACTCAGCAAACTTAGGGTCTTGCAAAATCTGTTCCATCTGAGGATGTTCAGACTTTAGTTGTGCAAGAGTAGCCTGTTGTCTGTACTGTTGTGTGTAAGCCTCTGCTTCTCTGATCTTAGGGTGGTTGTCTATAGCTCGACTAACAGCGGTTTTAGGATCAACAAAGAAATCAACATCATCTTCATCGTCTTGTTGTTGCTGTTGTTGAGGTGCTTGTTGGTTTGAGAGTTGTGTCTGGGATTGAATGTAGTCATCAACAACTTTACGTAACTCGCCAACTTCCGTACTCTGTTTACCTGAAAACTTCTCAAGTTCTTGGTGCATCTGTACGAGTTCTTCAACAGACTTACCTTGGTACTTTTCTGGGACTTCAGGCTCCTGAGGTTGTTCCTCTTGTTCTTGAGGAGTCTCTACGGTATCCTGTGTGTCGAGTTGATCGGTTGTTTCTACTTCTTCTTCCTGACGCTCATCAATTAGTGTCGCTCTTGACATTGTAAACTTTACCCCGCCTAGATAGGTTATGGAGAAATAAAATGGGAGTTGCCCCTATTAGGATTCCCGCGTAGTTTTCCCAGCGTTCTCGTGTTCACGTACCCACTTCATGTGTCTACCGGGAAAATCTCCGGAAGCACCTTCTAGGATATGTTGAGTCGCTGAGACAATCTTTGTAGCGTTGGCACCACATCCGCACCTACTGGATGTAGTACCTGCTTCTACAAAATCTTCAAATGTGTGTCCGTTAGTACAACGAAAGTCAAATACTTTAATCATCTTCTTCTGGAGGCTTTGACGCTTCCTCGTAGTTAGTTTTTACGATAGTTTCCATATTCAGTAAGTGGGCTAATACGTTTAGTTGTCCCTTACGAAAGAACATATCGTTAGAATCTTTAGTCGCTTCTACGCTATTAATACTTACAGCATTATTACCAAACTCTTGTGTCAGTTGTTTCCAACCATCTGTAGTAAAAAGACTAAAGTAATTGTCGTAGTACTCTTGAGTTTCTTGATCCACTTGAGGCCTCTTCGGTTGTCTCTGATTAATAAATGTACCTAAGTACACTATATATTATATCATACTTTAGATCAAAAGTCAAGTACTTTTTTATGTTATTTTTTAGCTGTCTTCTTGGCTTTCTTAAAGGCCTTAGCTGTAGGAGCGCCTGCTGATCCGGGTTTACGCATCTTCTCCCCTGATCCAGCCGCAATACGCCTACGTTTAGCGTGGATGTTGGCATATAGCCCTTTTTTAGTAGGCATTTTAATATCCCTTTGGCTTCTTTACTTTTCGCTTTTTACCGGGCATTAGCTTTCTCCTTTGCTTTCTTTGACAAGTCTTTGTAGTGGTACAATTTCACAGAAGTCTTGCCGTGGGTTTTGCCTGAGTGTAGTGAACCATCAGGCATCTTGTGAGTATTCCCTGTCCAGAGAGTTCCATCACGCTTGTAGTGCTTCATGTTCTTAGCCATACTAACCTACCGTATATACCTTAGTTATAGAGTTTACCCATGCCGTAGGTATAACTAGTTCTGCGTCTCCCTCTGTTATTTCACCATCTTCTACCAAAACATGAGGACAAATAATTAGCTTGTTCTCATCGTTGTGCAAAAGAGTGCCGACAGAAATTGCAGTTGCAGGTTCAAGAGACTTTAGTTCGTCTAAGCCTCTCCAGCCTACATTTGCTCCTCCTTGAGCATCTTTCCAAACAACACAGTAAATATCTACCATTTTACCTTGTTTGCCCAATAAGCTGCTGAACACTTGCCTTTAGCAATGTTCTTGGCGTGTCTAGCCTTGAACGACTTGCGTCTAGCTTTTTCTTTTTCAGACTTAGGGTTTTTACCTGCTCCGCTAACTCCCTGTTGACCAAAGCGTATAGTTTTTACTGACCCATCTTCACACTTAGCTACAACTACGTGAGACTTCGTTGGATGATTAGGAGTCCTCTTCGGCTTGTTGTACCCGCTTACTCCTGCTCGTGCTAGTCTTGGGTCCTTTTCCTTGGGCATTAACTTTCTCCTCCAAGTCTTTGACCTTGTTCTCCAACGAGTCCAATTTGTCGAACTGGTTCTTGAATACGTTGTTGATTTGTTCCAAGAGACTGTTCAGTTCTTGCTGCGTCATCATCATTTTGACGTTTTCCTTCTATTTGGCTTTCTTTCAAAAGGGCGTCTGCTACTTTGAGCCTACGTTCGAACTCTTTATCTTCCTGATCTCCTGATTGGAGGTTTCGGGTAATCGCGTTGATCTTCTCAATCTGTAGCTCTTCTGGAGCAAGCTGAGTATCAACAGCGTACTTCTGCGCTCTAGCCTGAGATTCAGCCGCTTGTGCGTTAAGTGCTGCGGTTTGACTCTGCTGGAACTCAAGCTGTGCCTGTTGAGCAGCCATAGCCATCTGTTGTGCTTCTGGATTAGGCTGAGAAGCCTGTTGCATTGCTGCAATCAACTCATCACGGTTCGACAGGTTCATGTTGTCGATGATGCTCTGGATCAACACAGGATACAGAGGACTGTCTTGCTTCATGGTCTGCAACAGTTGTACAAGCTGAGTTACCTCGTACTCACGAGCAATAATGCCTAGAGTAGACGTAGCATTAAACTTGTAGTCAGCTACGGGATAAGACTCAGGATCAAACTGCATATACCTGTGTGCTGCTTTAGTTACAAAAGGCAACAAGAAAGACTGTTGGAAGTTAATCAGAGTTCGCTTATGACGTTTGATAATAGCACCAAGAGACATACTGATCCCAGCAGCAGTAGCCTCGCCATTAACCTGCCCAGCGATTCCTGCTGAATCGACTGCTCCAGTAGCTTGCTGTACCATCTGCTGTAACGACGCAGCTTGTGCAAAAGTAATCTGACCAACTTGCCCAAAGTTGAACGGTTGTAGTACTTCACGGGGATCTCCGTTAGTTAGAATCATCTTGCCGGGACGTACTTCAGGTTTAGCACCACGAGGCAGCCTAGTAGCGTCGATGGCAAGCATGGGATGAATCGTGAGAGACAGGGCGTCGATACGTGCGCGTAACTCTGTATCCAGAGCCTTCTGGCTGTTGTAGCCCTTCTCACACACACCTCGACCCCAGAAGCGACCCGGAACTACGTCCCAAGGGAAAGCTACTACAGGACGATCTTCCATCATGTACGGGTTAGCTTCAGCCTTCAGAAGCGTACCACCGTTAGCGATGACTACGACAGCCTCAACGTACATAGACTCTGAGTCTACCTCTACGTCTTCAGCCTCAAGGAGTTCACGAGGCACAAGACCGTAGTACTTCGTCAGACGTACTTTGTCATCGTTGTAGATCGTGAGGTCTTGATCTGGCTCTAGGTCTGTATCAGGAGCAGCAGATTCAATGTACGCTTCACGGTAAACACCTTGCTCCTGCAAAAGTTCTACAGAGTGCTTTGACACAAACTCGTCAATAGCAACGCCCATAGCGTCTTCTACATTAGTAGCAACAGGGTCAATCAAGAAGTTCTGTGGCATTACAGGCTTTAACTTAACTACTACTCTGTCTGTAATGTTAACACCTACAGCGGTCAAATCACCACCCATGACAGGCTGAGTTGCTGGAGCCATTTCCTTGATTTCTTCTAGGACAACTTCTCCAATGCCTATACCAAAGACAGCAGCGTTAATCAAACACTCTGCTACAGCCTTACGTACTTTACAAGCCTCAAAGTCTTCAGTTAGTTTTTTGCGGAGGTACTGAACGTCTTGACGCTCTGGATCATTCATGTCGTCGCTAATATCAAACCACTTGCCACGACCAAACGTAGCTTCTTCTAGTTCTGCTACGTTAGACTCTACAGCTTGCTGAAGCGCAGGAGAGATAATTCTAGAACGCTCAGAAGCTCGTTCGGAGTCAGCAGGGTCCCATTGACCTCGCCATAGCCTATAGTATTCCTCGAATTTTGCTTCGTAGTTTGACTCATAGTGATCCCTCCAGTTTTCACATTTGGTCATCACCCAGTCTTCCAGAGATTCCTCAATCATCAGAGGATCTGGACTCAAGATTTCATCTGCCATAGTACTATCCTTAAATTAAAGCTATGCTGTAGCCCATAGTAAAAAATACTACGGCAGAGATAGCGTAAATACCATATGTGTTAAATTTTCTAAATACCATTAGTATCCTGCTACAACGTCTAAAATTTCGTGATCGTTAATTTCATAATCGTAACTGTAAGCTACTTGTGCTAGTTGGTCTATGTAAGCTAGTGCGTCAACTAAGTCATCGTGTGTCAGTGGGTCTGGAAACTGAAACAGTTGATCTAGGAATCTGTTGTTCCACTCGCCTTTGTTTAAGCTAATGTAACCGTTTTCAAAGCGTCCTTGTAAAGCCCACATAACTCTGTCAGTCTTCTTCTTGTTACCGTGGGTTAGTTCCTCTACACGAAAGAACGTGCCGTAGCGCTTCATCAGATCCATCAGAGGAGACATTACAGCTTGTTTTGCTATGCCCCTCTCAATACCAACGCTGACGGGTCTGTAGTCTCTAACGGCCTGAAATATCTTGGTGGCAGTCTCGTCAAGGCTCCACCGCCCATATATAACGTTATCAACGTACCAGCCATCAGGACTAACTTTAACAACAGCGATTGCAGTTTCATCAAGTTTGCTATTCTTCGTCCGTTTCTTGTTTACTTCTTCAAAGCCAGCCAAGTCAACAGCGATGTAGTAATCTCCGACCTCTGGCTCTTCCCCAAACTGTACCCAATCTTCCTTAAACATTTCGGAGCCTCTGGCCTCAAAGGACGCCATAAACTCCTGACGGAACGCATAGGACGACATAGACTTCTTAGCCATGTCGATTTCTTCTGAGTCCAACAGAGGGTTGTCGTAAGACGTAAAGTGCCACCCTTTGTACGTTGGGTCATCTCCTAGTTCTGCGTACTTGTACAGTTCGTAAAAGTGGTTCCTGCCCATAGGCGTACCTATGAACATTGCCTGACCCTTTTGGTCAGCCAGTGCTGGACGGAGGATCTGCTCCCATACGTCAGGCTTCATGTCTGCGTACTCGTCCATCACGAGAAACTTCAAGGACACACCACGCATTGTCTCCGGCCTGTCGGCTCCCTTAAGACTAATCGTAGCCCCGTTGACCAGCCTGATCTGCAGGTTATTTATGTGTGACCCCGCAATCACAGGATGTCCTAGCTCCATCAAGGTTTGCCACATAATGTCACGGGCTTGACCTTGAGTGGGCGCAACGTAAAAAACTTGGCCTTTGTCTGACTGTAGCGCATTGATGATTAACATCCACGCAGCGAGCCTAGACTTTCCTGTTCGTCTTCCAGCAGCTACTACCTTGAATCTGGTAGAATCTGAGTAGACCTCCTGTTGCCAAGGCAGGAGTTGTACGTTAAGATCAGTCACAGGTTACAGAACTGCTCAATTCTCCACCTGTTGCTGAACAAACTACGTTAGGTAGATTACCCATAATCTCTTCAATAGAAGTTACGTAGTCGTTCCACACACTGTTAGTAAGCGCATTGTTGTCTTGATCCATGAGTAACATTGTTTCATAGCCTACAGTACCAAGACCAACAACTCCTGTGATTCCTGTAGTCGCTACGTCAACCACACCAGTAATACCAGCAGTGCCAAGGTCTACGTTAGCGTCAAAGCCTGCAGTACCCATAGTAGTCAGGTTATCCATACCAGTAGTGCCAAGGTCAACCATACCGTCAATAAACGGAGTGTAGTCTACATTGCTAACAGCCGTAAAGCCTGCGCTAGAAATGTCAGAGAAACTACCGTACAGCGCCTGTTGAGTTTCAGCGTCAGCCTGAACAGACGCTAGATCCACCTGTGCGTTGTAGCGAGCCATAGTCTTAGCTGAGTCTGCTTGCATCCACATCATACCCAGAGAGGTAACAGGAGACGCTAGAATAGACGCCCACTGGATAGCCTCAGACTTCTGGGGAATGGGCTGTGCGTTAGGTGTACTCGTGAGAGCCAAAGCCATTACAGCAGCACTAGCAGCCTGTCCGTCACCGCTAGAAGCAATCTTAGACAGGGCATCAAACTTAGCCTGTACTGCCCTTGCGTTAGCTTCTGCAGTCTTCTGGACTGATTCGTAGTACAATGAATTAGTTGATGCACAACCTACCATGAATAATAGTACCGCTAGTAGTGCTGCTTTCATTTTAAAGTTCTCCAGTAGCGTCGCTCGATGCGACTGTAAGGGCTTCATTAAACGCTTTTAAAGTACCAAAGTGATAAAATACTTGTGGTATTGCTCTCCTGCCTGTTAGTGTTTCTACTAAGTCCCAACCTGCTTGACCCGGAGGAATACACACGTACTTGTACCTAATATTTCTTTCTTTCAACTTCTTTTTTATTGCTTTACAACCTGAACACCAATCAGCACCTAGAATAACAACTGTGTTTTCCATTTACGATCCGTTAAAGTTTACAAGCGATGGAGGAATATCAATTAGGTCAAACGTAACCACGACTTCTAAAGTTCCTGCGGAAGTCGCTTGGGCTTGTACACCTTCGTTTTCATGGAGGACAAATAAAGCACCGCCACCGTTTCCTATTGTTTCTTTGCCACCACCAGCTACGTTTGTTCCGTCAAAAATGTACACCTGTGGTACTAACGTAGGCGTAGAATCAGGAGTAGTGTCTAAGTCCCAGTAAAGATCAATGCTGTTAGTAGACCCGCCGTGGTTAGCTACAAAAACATACGATACAACGGCGTGGAATCCATTAGGAACTCTGAACAACTGGGTTAAAGTTGTATCGGTAAGTGTAGTGTGCTTGGTATATAGCATTACTGAAGAGCCTCTGGAAAGGTTCTAGCTGTTTCTGCTCTTTTAATAATTTCATTTTCTGTTGGAGTAGCACTAGGTAGTTCAAAAATTTTAGAGATTCTTGGATCAGTATAAATGTCTTCTACAGTGTGGTGAAACTTACTATAAGCCTCAGCCATTGCTACATTGTCCCCTTCAGCTATTCTTTTTAAGAAAGGGTCTGTTCCTTTTTGCTCGTATATATTAGAAAGGAATAAAGCCTTTTGTTGATCTGCTGTAAGTTTATTAGGATCGTTGTGTTTACGTGCTTCATCAATCCATTTAGTTTTGCCTAAGTGTCTTTCCAAACGATTAAGCCCTGTTTGAAAAGCATTTTTTTCTCCTTTAGTTAAAAACTGAAAAATACCTCTGGCACTGCTAATTTGACTTACTGTGTCTTTACCGCTACTAGATTCAATCTGAGCTACTTTGTCTGTAAAAACATCAATGTTGGCTGTGTTTTTTAAATTCAACGCGTCTGCAACAACTTTTTTAATTTTTGTGTAATCACTCATCGTTGGTAGCCTCATCGAGTGTCTTTTTTGCACGGGCAACGTCGTTGAGGTACGCTCTTTCACAGTGGTCTTGGTCAAAGGTAAAGTCAATAGCTGAATTGAGCCACTTCCAAGACTTGTATTGTCCTTTGAGCCTGTGGGATCTGCCAGAGACGGACTCGTTAGCGTTGTCACCAAACAAAAAAGCAACGTTGATAAGCTGACTCGTAGCATCACCAACTCTCGTTACGTAACCCAAGGCTTCCTCTAGTGCTTCGTCTAGCTTATCCTGCGACATCCACTGATTCTCCATCAATAATATCTCCCTCTTCAGAGCCTCCAAGAATTTCTGTAGCTCCAACGCCAGTAATGTTGATCTGTATTGCATTTCTGCCTGCATCTTTGACTACATCCTTCTCAAAAGCTCCTACAGGGAGTATACGGTCCATGATAAGTTTCCATGCAGCAGCCTGATTCTTGTGATCGTCATTCAGTGCTGCATCAAAGATAGCCTGTAGTACACCTTCAGACTTAGGAGAAGCTAGCATCCTAGCCTTGTACTCGTTGATTATCGTAGCATCGCCTTTAGGTCTGCCTACTTTACCTCTAGAACCTGTAGTTTTAGCCTTAACTTCAGACTTCTTTGGTCTACCCCTCTTTCTTTTACGGAGGTTTACTTCTTTTCTTTCCGCAGCTTGCTGCTCTAGAGAGCTTTGGTTGTGATCGAGGGTGTCATCTTGAGACATTATCCTGTAATCCTTATGTAAACAATAGTTCGCACGAGTCCCTTACCTAAGATGCAACAGAAGAAGGGATCTGTACGAACAGTTCTTTTCTGGAACTATAGATCCTACTGTTGTGTATCTAAATACATCTTAGTATCTACTAAATATTTTACCATACTTTTAACCAAAAGTCAAGTCTTTTTTTCATTATTTTTACCTGTTGTTGTAACTCTTGGCTAAACACTAGGTAAAACAAAGGGTTGAGGTACGCATAAGTTATGCTTTTTTTCTTAGGTTTTAGCTAAATTTACCCTCTTGCAAACCTGAGAGGCAACCACGGGTAAACTTGTGTCGCAACACGGCTCCCCGCCTATGAAATCAAGGGCACCCCTAAAGTTATCCACAGGTTTTACACACGTTGCCACGCCATTGGTAGCCTGTGGATAACTATTGTACCTTGTGGATAACTTGAGAAGTCGAGAGTGTGAGCCAAAGAAGTACCCATTGGCTGACCTTGTGCTCGACTTGTGCTGACCTGCTGTCTGACCTTGTGTCTGCATCTAGCACACAACACGAGATGCTGCAATAGTCCAACAGTAGTATATCTCTGGTAATATTTCACAACATTGGGTCTTGTGCTCACTGGGTCTTTTGATCCACTATATCCACATGCAATGACGCATGGTTACTTATAGAGGTAATACATTATGACTACATATAACATTTATGAAGTTTACCTGTGCAATCCAGAGACCGGACAATCTGGCTGGGATATTAAATACATAGGCGCGCCGAACGCTAAAGCATTAAAGACCATGCCACACTTTGATTGTGTCATTCTTAAACAGTGGACTAATCAGACGCTAGAGTCTGCAAAAGAAGTTAGTCAATGGTGCGACGGTATCGTCTGGGATGGTGAAAAATTCCTTTAAGGCCTTGTCTTAACAATGGGCATCGCATAAGGTGCCCTTGATTAAGCCAACGCAGCACACACACAAACCAACAGAGGCACCAACAAATGACCGACAACACATATAACGGATGGACAACCTTCGAGACATGGCAAGCAAGCCTTTGGCTTTCTGAGGCTGACACACTGGGAAGACTACAGGCTGACAAGCGCAGATTTGTAGACGCTGAAGACGTCCAGAGCCTTGTTTATGAAATTCTGGACGACATTCCAACAACAGGCCTTATAGGTGACATCGTGGGAAGCTGGATCTCATGCATCAATATGCACGAAATAGCAGACCACCTAACTGAAGACTTGAGAGGATAAAAAGATGACACCCGAAGAACACTTAACGCGCAAACAGTACGCATACTTTGACGACTTGCCACTGACTACTAACTTTTCACTGCACGGCAACCAGTGGCGCAAACGTTCCAGCCGAACAGCAGAGATCATCACACCGGAACAATACAAAGGTTTCTGGGCATACTTTACAAACAATGAATTGTGTTTAGTAGGGAGACACTCAGGACTATGAAAACCACGTACCAGAGCGCCAAAGAGCGCATCCGCAAAAGTACCACAATCGAGCAGCTAGACAAACTTGACGTGAGTTTGGAGAGGTTGTACAAAATAGGTATATTCAGTTTGGCGCAGTTTGGCACACTGGATCTAATGGTGATGGACAAAAAGATAGCACTCGAAGAGGAGTAACAGCACAATGAAACTTAAGCCAATCGCAAGCAACATGACAGAACTGACAACAACAGAAGGCACGGTGATACTGTTCTCGTACCAAACACCAGTCGCAGCCTTGTTGCCTTCTGGACGGTACGTAAAGACCGCCAAGAAGTGGTCACAGACTACAAGCAGACACATCAACAAATGGCTGTGCGGTATCGAACCTGAAGAAGAACAACAGGACTTCTTCGACAGGCTGGCAGTTTAACACACTAGAGGAGACAAGGTAACATGATTACAAACCTATTCTTGGAAGTGATAGAACTCTGGTTCGTAGGTGTACTGGTGATAACCTTTTGGCTGATGTGGGAGCTTTGAAACATGAGTAAGATGCCGTGCAGCATAACAGACGATCCTATAAACGACTATTCGCACTGGATGGAAGGTACTGGTCCTTACAGGACATCAGAGGAGCTGAGACTGTACCAGTGTGAAGGGTGCCACCAATTAGTCGAACACCTAGACGACGACTTGGACTTGTGCGAAGACTGTCTGTACGAGCACAAGCAAGAAAAATTCCACAAGTACGCGCCAGATAATTGGGGGGTAGAGTTATGAGGGGAGGCATGACGTACAAGGAAATCGCAGAGACGCTAGGAATCTCTAGGCAAAACGTGAGAATTATAGAGTTAAAGGCCTTGCGTAAACTGCGTAATTCTGGTAAACTAGACGACTTCAAAGAGCTAGCCAACGAGAACTGGCGTGAACACATAAACGAGGGGAGTAAGCTCAAATGGGAGAACCTGATTTAGACTACGAAGCAATGCTCAGTGACCTAGCAGAATGGGCACACTGGTCTGCCACACTGTACGCAAAAGAAAAAAAGAGTACACTAAACGACCACTACGTGTACTTCAGATCGTGGCCTTACGCTAAGCTAAAGAAAGAGTGGGAAAACTTCTTTGGTCGGGACTACAGCCAATGAGTCGGTGCAAAGCCTGTGATGTGATCTTGGACACTAAAGAACTAACTAAAGTAGATTCTAACGGTGTTCACATAAACCTCTGTACAAACTGCTATACAGTTTCTATTGCTGCACACTGGGAACTAGATAACATGGAAGCAATACCAGAGATAGTTAATATTTCACAAGATGAACTCTTGAACTTACAAGAGACATACGATAGTATCTACTTTAGTATTACTAGAGAGTCCTACTAAAGTAAGTACTGTATAGTACATACTAATGTATACATACTTTAGTTACTACTGTAGTACTACTGTAGGAGAACAGAGGAAGGCTTATGGATACCACATCTAAAGAAACAACAACAGAAGACACTGTAGATGTCTACATTGTGTCCTCTGGTCTACTAGATTGTGCTGTAATAGGCAAGGAGGCCTCTAGATCGCTCTGTAAGCGCTTAGAGATGCTTGACCCGTGGAGGAGTATACCCTTCGTCAAACACGTCCCTATGACGCATACAGAGGCTCTCAGAGCCTTCCAAGAAATCAACGTAAAACACACGTTGGACGCTGTGAAGCGTGAAGCAAACAACTAGAGTTGCACTCTGGGGGAAAATGTGGTAAACTATAGGTGTACCTTTTGGTACAGAACGTCAACAAACGAGGATTATCTCACATGACAAGTCAAGTAATCGAAGGCATTGTAAACTTCAGTAACGTAACCAAGCACGATGTGTACAACGGACAAGACACAGGTGCTTACTCTCTGACCGTCACTGTGTCAGAGGACGATGCTGCATCACTGTCTGCACAAGGTGTCAAGATCAAGGACTACCAAGGTAACAAGCAACGTAAGTTCAAGTCAAAGTACAACATCGGTATGTACGACGCTGAAGGCCATCCGTACACAGGAGAAGTACCTTACAACTCTAAGGTGCGCCTGAAGTACAAGTTGGGACAACAGCACCCAGTACACGGTACTTCAACGTATCTTGAGGCAGTCAAGGTACTCGAAGAAGCAGAGATCCTAGAAGAAGCAGTGGACTTCTAAATGGGATCTAGTTTCCTACACCACGAAGAATGTCCAAAGTGCGGTAGTAGGAACAATGTGGCGGTTTACTCTAACGGAGGCCGCCACTGTTTTTCTGCTGACTGTAACTACCACGTACACGGCGACGGAGATCAGGAGTATACCTTGGAACAAGCCACAACCCTTCAAATGGGCGGCGTAGTAGCTGAGATTACTGACCGAAGACTCTCACACAAGACCATCAGCAAGTACCAAGTCACTGTAGACTACGCGCCTGATGGATCAATAGCGAGACACTACTACCCATACTACGACAAAGACACAGGCGAGCTAGTTGCTGCCAAGTCTCGCATTGTAAAGACAAAAGATTTTATCTGCTCAGGTGCTATGAACAACGCAGGTCTGTTCGGACAGAAGCACTGTAGAGGTGTTGGTAAGTACATTACGATCACTGAAGGTGAACTCGACGCTATGTCTGTCTACGAGATGTTCGGACAGAAGTACGACGCAGTGTCACTCAGGTCAGGCGCTAGCAGTGCAGCCAAAGAGATCAAGCAGAACCTAGAGTGGCTGGAGAGCTACGAGAACGTCATCCTGTGCTTTGACCAAGACAAGGCAGGAGATTTAGCTGTAGAACAAGTTAAGGATTTGTTTAGCCCTAACAAGCTGAAGATATGCAAGCTCCCACTGAAGGACGCCAGTGAAATGCTCATGGCGAACAAGGTGCAGGAGTTTACGTACGCTTGGTGGGACGCTAAAGTGTATCGTCCTGATGGCATCGTTGCAGGTAACGATACTTGGGAGGCGCTAGTAAACAAGCGTCAGGTTCAGAGTACGCCTTATCCTTGGGACGGACTAAATGAAATTACCAGAGGACACAGACCTTACGAACTCGTCACTATCACCAGCGGTAGTGGTATGGGAAAATCCCAGTTTATCAGAGAACTTGAGTACGATTTGCTTCAACGCACAGACGCCAACATCGGTGTACTTGCACTGGAAGAGGACGTTGCAACGACAGCTCTGGGAATTATGTCGGTGGCATCATCTAGGCGATTGCACTTGGAGGAAGACTCGCCTGTTGATGAGCTTAGACCTCA